GATCTTACGAAAAAAAACACACGGAAAGGTGCTGTCATGCAATACTTAGGAATTGAATACCTGAAAAAGAAGCTAAATGCGAAGATGTACAGAGTTAAATTAAGATATGATTACTACGAAATGAAGTATTCTGTTAGAGATTTTAATATATCTACTCCGCCGGAGTTAAGAAGCTGGATGTCAGTGCTTGGATGGTGTGGCAAGGCAGTAGATAGTCTAGCTGATAGATTGCAGTTCAGGGAGTTTGACGAAGACAGTTTTGATGTTAATGAGATATTCGCTCTGAATAATCCTGATACTCTGTTCGATAGTGCAGTATTATCAGCTCTAATCTCATCCTGCTGTTTTGTTTATATTTCACCTGACGCGAGCGGATTCCCAAGATTACAAGTAATTGATGGGGCTAATGCAACAGGAATAATGGATCCAATCACGGGATTGCTAAAGGAAGGATATGCAATACTTGAAACAGACAAAAACGGTAAGGTTGTATTGGAAGCATATTTCGCAGCAGGACGGACAGACTATTATCAGAACAATAAATTAGTCCATAGTGCGAACAATAAGGCTGAATATCCCCTTCTTGTTCCAATTATCCATCGTCCCGATGCCGTTAGGGAATTTGGAAGAAGCAGAATCAGTAGAGCTTGTATGGATATTGTGGAATCTGCTGTTAGAACGATAAAAAGGTCTGAAATATCAGCTGAATTTTATTCATACCCTCAAAAATATGTAACAGGACTTGAACAGGATGTTGAGAAGCTAGATAAGTGGAAAATGGCAATGTCTAGTATGATGGCATTCAGTAAGGGCGAGGATGGGGAACATCCTAAGTTGGGACAGTTCAGCCAGCAGTCTATGCAGCCACATATGGAACAATTAAGAATGTTCGCAGCATTGTTTGCAGGAGAAACAGGGCTAACAACAGATGATTTAGGCTTCGTAAAAGACAATCCAAGTTCCGCCGAAGCAATCAAAGCTTCGCACGAAAATTTGAAGCTGGCAGCAAGAAAAGCTCAGCGAACATTCGGAAGCGGCTTTTTAAATGTTGGATTTTTGGCAACTTGCCTGAGGGATGATTTCGCATATAGGAGAAACCAATTTTACCTAAGTAAACCGCTATGGGAGCCTATTTTCGAGCCTGATGCAGCAACGCTATCAAGTATTGGAGATGGAGCGATTAAGCTTAACCAAGCAATACCAGGTTATTTCGGAAAAAACAATCTACGCACACTTACTGGAATTGAAGCAGATCAAGAAAGTGTAACGGAATATGAGGGAAATATATGACAGACATAGTACCTGAACTGCTAGAAAAAATCAAAAAAGAATTTGATGAAAAAATCTCAAAAAGTAAAAAAATAAAATCTGCTATGAAAGCAATTAAAGAAGGCACTTGCGATTATGAGACAGCATATAATTATGCTTCGGAAATTGGAGAAATATTAGCTGATACTTTAAAGAAAAATATAACAAAAGATGTATTGCCTGACGGTAAAATGTATTATAATATAGCTAACAGAATATTAGATGATAGGCTTAAAAATAATCATAATATTGTAGCAGATACAACAAGCAAGATAACATCTATATTAAATAAAAAAGCTAAAATAAACATTAAGCCACAGGCGCCCAAATTAAATAAAAGTAGAATAAGCGGACTTGTGGAAAAGTTAACAGATGGAGATGATTTTGATAAAGTGTCTTGGCTTTTAGGCGAGCCGGTTGTGAATTTTTCACAAAATATAGTAGATGAATCAATAAAAGAGAATGCAGAGTTTCATCACAAAGCCGGATTAAAGGCTAAGATAATAAGAAAATCTACAGGGCATTGTTGCGATTGGTGCGAAAGCATAGCAGGAGAATATGAATATCCAGATGTTCCGAAAGATGTTTATAGGAGACATAGATCCTGTAGATGTACTGTAGAATATTTACCTAAAAAAGGAAAAAGGCAAAATGTTCATACGAAAGAATTTTTTCAAGGAAAGACAAATGCAGAATTAGAAAAGTTTAGGGAAAGACAAGTTAATTATTTAATAAAAAATCGGATAGAAAAAGACAAAAAAGAAGCATCTAAATTTCAAAGAAAATTGAAAAATTCGCTACTAAATGAAAAAATTAATGGAGTAAAAATTAAAGACGTTTCAGAGCATTTTGCTGAAAGAGCAATTTTGAGAAAGTTAGATGTGAATGACATTGTTGATACTTTGAAAAATCCGTTGAAAATAACTGATATAAAATATGATGCTGAAAATAGACCGTCTTTCAAGATAATTGGAGAGAAATCAACAATTTCAATAAATCCCAAAAATGGGAATATGATAACAGCTCATAAAACGCATTCAAAATTATTAAAAAAGTTAAAAGGTGAAGAGGATGAAAATAGTATTAAATAATTCAGATAAAGATTTTTTGAAAAGCAATAGTTTTGAAATTGAATATGAAAAAGATTATTCAGATGATGAATTTTTAAAAATTTTGGATGACCTTTATTTTTTAGAAGTCTCTAATGTCGAGATTGACGATAAAAAAGCAAATAGATTTGCTGATATTGCAGATAGAATTGCAAATATGAATTAATATAAACTATGAAAAAATTAGGAAATCAAACACCTACTCAGTCGTATATTTTGCCGTATTTAAGAACAAAAGGTCAAGAAGCTATTGATCTATATAATAGCACAGGTAAGACTGCTCAAGAATGGCAAGAATTGTTGCTATTCGATATATTAGCAACTAATGAAGACAAGCTGTGGACACATATGAAATTTGGCTATGCTGTTCCACGTCGGAATGGTAAGAATGAAATCATTGCAATGCGTGAAATGTATGGACTTGTTAAAGGTGAACACATACTGCATACAGCACATAGGGTAACTACTACTCACAGTGCTTGGGAGAGACTATATAAGCTACTTGAATTAGCGGAAATATCCATAAAATCATCATATAAGGCTTTTGGGAAAGAACATATATTGCTTGAGACCGGCGGCAAGATTGACTTCAGAACAAGAACGAGTAAGGGCGGACTAGGAGAAGGATTTGACTTGCTTATCATAGATGAAGCACAGGAATATCAAGACGATCAAGAGTCTGCGTTGAAATATGTGGTTTCAGATTCAGATAATCCTCAGACACTATTCTGCGGGACGCCACCAACGCCAGTTTCATCAGGAACAGTTTTCACAAAGCTTCGCAATAAGACTTTAGCAGGAAACTCAATAAATACGGGATGGGCGGAATGGTCTGTCGAAAATCAAAGCAATGTAAATGACATAGAATTATGGTATAAGACGAATCCGTCTCTTGGAACAATACTGACGGAACGAAAGATTCAAAATGAGACTACTGGAGATGTTATTGATTTCAACATTCAGAGACTCGGTTTATGGATTAAATACAATCAGAAATCAGCAATAAGCCAAACTGAATGGGCGAATCTCAAAATAACAGAAAAACCTGAATTAACGGGCAATTTATTCGTCGGAATAAAATATAGCAAAAATGGCAAAAATGTCGCATTATCAATTGCCTGTAAGACAAAAGAACATCAGATATTCATTGAATCTTACGACTGTCAAAACATAAGAAATGGGAATCTTTGGATTTTAGAATTTTTAAAGAAATCAAAGAGGATTGAAAAAGTCGTAATTGATGGAGCAAATGGACAAGAGACCTTGTCCGAGCAAATAAGAGATGCAAAACTTAAAAAGCCAACTCTGCCAACGGTAAAAGACATAATTGTTGCTAATTCAATATTTGAGACAGCTATTTTCACGCAAGATATATGTCATAATGACCAGCTATCGTTAACTCAAGTAGTTACGAACTGTGATAAAAGGGCGATCGGCACGAACGGTGGATTTGGATATAAGAGTTTGAATGAAGAGATGGAAATTGCACTATTAGATAGTGTAATCTTAGCTTACTGGGCTTGCAAAACAACCAAGCCTAAGAAAAAACAATCAATAAGTTATTAGAAGCATGATATTTAGAGTATCGTGCTTTTTTAATATTTAAATTATATGATACCTGCATTTTAGGGAAGAAAAGGAGATTCAAAATGAGTGAATTTAAAGTTATCAACACTCAAGAAGAGTTTGATTCAGCTATCGCAGCAAGACTGCAAAGAGAAAGAGAGAGTATACATAAGCAATATGCTGATCATAATGAGCTAAAAAAGCAAAATGAAGAATACAGAAATCAGCTAACAGATACTACTCAGAAATTGCAAGATGCTCTAAAGTCTCAATCCGAGACTGAAAACAAAATTGCAGAGTTGAACTCAAAAATCAAGGCGCACGAGACCGACTCGGCGAAAACGAGAATAGCACTTGAAACAGGACTGCCTTATCAATTCGCATCTAAACTATCTGGCGAAACAGACGAAGAAATCAGAGCAGATGCAGAAAAAATGATTGAAATTATAGGTAGTCAAAATACTACACCGCCACCATTGAGAACTAATGAAGGTGATATAGATGAGAAAAAAGCCGCATTGGCAAGTTTATTGAAAAATTAGAAAAAGGAGAAAAAAATATGACAGATGTATTAGCGAGAGGAAAATTATTCCCAGAAGTATTAGTTACAGAAATGATGAATTTAGCAAAAGGAAAATCATCTTTAGCGAAATTATCTAGCTCTCAGCCCGTTGCATTTAACGGTACCAGAGAGTTCATTTTCACGATGGATAAAGAAGTTGATATCGTGGCAGAAAACGGCAAAAAGACAAAAGGCGGAGCTACAGTAGAACCTGTTACTATTATGCCTGTGAAGGTTGAATATGGAGCTAGAATATCAGATGAATTTGATATTGCTTCAGAAGAAGCTCAGATGGATTATTTGAGTCAATTCGCAGAAGGCTTCGCAAAAAAAATTGCAAGAGGTATTGATATAATGGCGTTGCATGGCTTTAATCCTCGCTCAGGGACTGCATCTGATGTAATCGGCAATAATTGCTTTGAGAAAAAGATTACAAATACAGTAGATGCAGCAACCGGCGATGCAAATGAGCAGATAGAAGCAGCAGTTGCTCTTGTTGAAGGGGCAGATAATGATGTTACCGGCTTGATTATGTCTAAGGATTTTAAAAGTTCTCTGGCTAAATTGAAGTTCACAAATGGAACTCCAATGTTCCCGGAGCTTGCTTGGGGAGCTAATCCAGAGCAGCTTAACGGATTAACTGTAGACTCTAACAGCACTATATCGTTCGGTGGAGCAAAGCAAAAAGCGATTGTTGGAGACTTTGAAAATGCTTTCAAATGGGGATTCGCTAAAGAAGTTCCAATCGAAATTATCAGATATGGTAATCCGGATAACGACGAAACTTTGGGAGATTTGAAAGGGCATAATCAAATCTATTTAAGAGGAGAAGCTTATATTGGATGGGGAGTTTTAGACCCTAAATCATTTGCTATTGTTAAGCAGAGCTAAGGAGTTTATTATGAAATACGTAAATAAAATCACAGGGGCAATTATGGAGAGTAATTGCTCCTGTTTTGGTGGGGACTGGAAGTTAGTAGATGATGTTGACGTAACAGACAGGACTAATGAGGAGTTAGACACAGCAGAAGAGACTGAGAATGAAGAGACTG